GGTTATACCAATTTGGTATCTGCGAGTCTAGGACTACGCGGGGAACCATGCGGACAGACGAGTTGTTGCTGCCCACGGCGGAGTTTCTAATCACGTCGATTAGCTTCGCGCCGTCAACTGGAAGCGACTGCTTAGGCCCGGCTACGCAAGTTTTAGACACGTTTTTGATAGACGCGTCTGGGCGATATAGGATAACTTCCCGCTGCCCGTCGTTAAGGTAACGAACTAGCTCAGGTATTGGCCATCTGACCGACGTAGTATCTTGCAAGGTATCTACTACACGGCGAATAATTGATTGTGCTGAAAGTGCCATAGTTTACCTCACTAATGGGCGGTTTTTAATTCTCGTGCCACCACGGATTCTTCCGTAATAGCTTTCTACTTTGGCTTGCGCGCTCTGTTTACTTGCTGTTACAGCCATATTGGCGGACAACAGTTCGTTTGTGAACGGCATGTTAGGCATACCCGCTAGCTTAGAAATAGCGCTCGACGTTATGGCGTCACTCCAGTAGTTAAACAAGTCGTTTTCTACTGTAGTAGCAGACCTAGTAGGTGCGTAAGAAGCAGTTACTACAACCTCGTACGCGGCGTCAGGTCTTGGGTAAAAATTTAGCACTAGCTCAGAGTCTGTCCTGCTCGTGTAAAACCCAGAAGGCTTGGCTGAAAGCTCACGATACGAAGGCACGTCTTCTTCAAAAATGCCTGCTATCTCTGCGCCGTCAACAGTTACGCTGAGGACTCTAGACACCCGCATTTGGTTGTTCGGAGTCTCTAGATCATAGCTTTCCAATCCGCTTACGGTAGAAAACTTGTCTATCTTTTGGCGCAAGATCGAAGAGGAATCGCAGAAACTAATCGCCGAGTCTAGAATAGCCTGACGCGCAAGAGGCTCAGAACACCCTATAACATAGGGCATCACGCGTGGAAGAAAGCTGTCTATGCTTATCATAGCTATACCTAGGTACTTAGAGGTAGTGCAATTCTACCAATTATGCTTTGCTTTTACGAGCACTTGTTACTGATTTGTTTTTCACAGGTGTCGCTTTCTGCGCTACTTCTTTCAGGTTAGCTTCACTAGCCGCCGAATTATCTTCCGCTTGCTTAGCTTCGGCTTCATTGGTCTTGTAAAATAGCGTCAAGCCTTCGTCAGTTGGCTCCCAAACATGCCCATTCATGCGGGCTATAATAATAATCTTGTTACCTACGGTAACACGCGCTTTATTAGCTAGAATCTCACCGCCTACTTGTGAGAGAAACTTTAAAACGTCCATAATATACTCCATAAATAAAAAAGGGGGCCATATGGCCCCCTTGATTGTAACACTAAGTTACTTACGCGCCAACTTGAGCAACTACGAGGGCTTCCGGCTTAACGACCTTACGACCGTAAACAGCAAGACCACGAACGATGTCGCCGAAGTCAGTTTGATTGCGCAATGGCTCAGTCTTATCAACAGTCATTGCAAACGATACAGCTTGCTTAGTACCAGCAATCATAGTGCGACGTGCCACAGCATCGGTCAAAGTAGCGCCAGAAGCAACGCCAGAAAGACCAGCTACCAGTGACTTACCAGCGCCGCCTTTTGGAAGCAGGTTAGAAACGTATACGTTGAAACGATCCAACATACCGATCTTACCAGTGCGGACAACGCTTGACTGATCGCCAGTGAAGTACGCCTGAGCAATGTTTGACTGCATCAACAGGTGACGGTCGTATGGAGAGATAACCAAGAAACGACCATCTTCTGGAACGTTCTGCTCGTCAAGAGCAGTAGACATACGCAGGATAGTGTTCAGGACATCTGAACCAGATACAGGAACTAAGTCTGTGCCTAGGTTGTAAGCAGCAGAGATAGCACCGGCAGTAGAGCCTTCGTTAGCAGCAGCAGGGCCTTCGGTTACGAAAGAGTTAAAAAACACTTCGTTCTCGATGGAGATTTTCAACTGCTTAGCAGCATCTTCTGTGAACATGTTCATCAAGTCCATGTCGGCTTGATAAGCAAGTACGTCATTCACTTGAACGCCGAAATACTTACCCTTGTTTACCTGCATATCTTGGTAAATAGGAGTAGGAACTTCGTAGCTCAGGTTCTGACCAACAGTGTAGTCTTGGATGCTGATTGAAGGAGCCAAACGAATACGTACGGTATCACCTTGGTTCTTCAGCTCGCCTTCATAGTCAGTGTTAGTGATTTCTGAAAGGATAGTGTTTTGGTAAAATTTAGCCAGCAGCTTGCCTGACCAAAGAGTTGGGATAAACGCACCGGAGTACGAGGGGGTAGTGTCGAATGCGCCACTACCAGTTACAGGATATACAGCAGCCATGATGGCCTCCTAAATTATGACAGAATGGTTAAGCCGTTACACGCCCTTGCATGTAAGCAGCATCTATTTCAGCTTCAAGTTTGTTAGCTTCGTCGAACCTGCCTGAGCTATTAAGCATCGCCGCCTTCTTAAACATTCCCTGAATATCAGAGTTTGTATATCGCTGGCTTTTCTGCGATGTCTTAGTAACACTAGACGCGGTACGAGTAGGCTGAATCTGACGCTCAAGCTCCTGCGATTGCTTAGGTTTCACAGTCTGTGCTTGCTCTACGGGGGCTAATGTACTTCTAAACATATCCACGTAGTGTGCTACACCTTCCGCATCACCCTCTGCAAACGCCTGTTGCGCTATTGAACGGCGGGGGCCTCTTAACACAGGGTCTACGCCATCTAGCCACTCGACCCAAGCCGGATCATTATTGATCTGGTCAAAGTCTGGTACTAGTCGGTGTAGACGACTCTGGAAAGAACTCTCCGCTACCTTGCTCTCAGTGCTTCCGAGCATCTTACGAAGCTCTTCATTCTCTGTGCGCATAGCATCCAGATCACTCTGGAATTCAGCAGCAACTTCTCGCGCGACCTTACGCTGAACTTCTATAAGGTCTTCGCCAAAGTTTTTGACGTCATCATCTGTTACCAGTTTCTCTACGCTCTTAGCAGCTTTTTCCTTAGTAGTGAGTTTAGCCTGTAGCTCTTCGAGCTGTTTAGACATATCCCTAACTTTAGAATGTAGCTGTGGAACCTCTTTATCGTACATACCCTGTAGGGTTTTGTACTTTTGCTTCCAAACAGTAGCGTCTTCATCTGGTTTTTTAAGCTCTTCTTTCGGCTCAGCAACTTCAAGTTCTGGAGTTTCTTCCAATACTGGCTGTGCTTTGGGTTCTTCAACTACTGTTTCTTCTACTGGTACATCCGGTACGCTTGATGTAGTTTCCACTTCCGCTGGTTCGCCCTTAAGCTGCTTTTCTATCGCTTCAATCTCATCAATCTTTCGTTGCACTTGCTTCGGTAAAGCCATAACAATCCCCTTTAAGCTCCAACTCTGCCTTAAGCTCCTATAACGGTGTGCCTATGACGTAATGGTTTGCTAGGATTAAAAATAGCGTCTTTATAGACGCCCCAACACCTCTTGCGATTTCTCAACCGCTTCGAGGAATTCTTTCAAGACACTCGCCTTGCCTTGCAGCCTATGTATAACTACTGGGTCTTCTGCGAGTATCAGAGAATTTTTTACTTCCTCTAACTTGGCCTCGAAGAGATCCAATAGTGGCGCGTTGCTTCCTGCTTTGCAGTTGAACATCGCCTGTACGTGCTGCTTGTTAGGCTTGTGCCCTATAAACATGCTCATTATATACTACTCCCTGACATATCCGTCAAGCACCGTTAGGCCTTGCAGATACCATATTGCTTTCTCTACCGCCAACTTGCGAACCGTCAGGCAGCATATTCTTAGGCTGCATAGGCTGCCCTTGCGGCTGCCCCTGTGCGTCGGCTTGCCCAGTAAGCATCGCCAGTTGCTGTTGTAGCTGTGCGATAACCTGTGCCTGCTGCTGCATGGTGCTTATCTTTTGGCGGTCAGGAACAATGCGGTCTGGGTTAGTGTTAAGGTTCATAGCAGCGTCACGGAGTAGTTCTGCCGCGCCGTCCATGCCCACAATCTGCTGAGCCATGGGGTTAGTCAGGACTAGCTGTAGGAACTCATTGCGACGAATAGCTTCAGCTTCTTTAACAACAAGGCTGCTGGCACCGCGTGCGCTAATGTTAACGTCACCAACCAAATCGGGGTCGTCCGCGTATCTAAGGTTGTCGTGATAAAGCCGCTCAATGGCCGGTACTATCACTTTCTTAT